AGAAACAAACCAACTACTATAAAATCGCTATCCAATTCACTATAGGTTAGGGTATCTCCTTTATTAGTAAACGGTGCTTGGGTGGTATCCCTTAGTATTATGTTATCTATATCTTGAGCCGCCATAACCTATAAATCTATCTGATTTTAATTTTGTTTTGTCAAATTTGTTTACACGGGTTGCTGTAAACGACTTGGGTGCATTGCTTACACCCCCATATTCAGGATAGTCCGCTGCTAACCTGCACAATAAATCCACTACCTCGCCTACATATTGATAGGCTATAGTCCTTGCGTTTTGCGCTTGGTGTGCTACCCTTTCAACTGCGCTATTGTTGCTCCAATCGTTTGTTTTTTGTACTACGCCGTGACCCGTTACCGTTAAATCTGTAGCCTCAATTATCCTAGCATAAGCATAAAGCGCCAACGCTTTGTTAATCCCTACAATGCTATAAGTTTCGTTTTGGTAGGTGTATGTGCCACCCTCTAATAAAAGCTGTATACGGGCTACTGTGGTGTTTTGAGTCAAGAAATAAACAAAGTCTTTAGAACAACTGTTTAGTGCTTGCTTTAAGTCTATGTTTTGCGCCTCTTCAATAAACTGTTCATAGCGGTTTATGTCTATGTTAGCCGCAATGGGGCGTACATTCCTTATATCCTGTATGGTAATTAGGTTACTCATTAGCTTATCAGTTTTTGAGCGTCTTCATCACTAATTCCAAATACAATTATAAGGGCGTTCTTCTTTTGGTCGCTGCTTAACGTTGGGTCTGCAAGTATAGCCGTTAAAGCCTGTACACCACCTACGCCTATCGTTTCTATTAATAGGCTTTCCGTTGCCTCTTCGCCCCCTAATGGCTCAAAACCTGCCAACCCTCTACGTTCATTTTGTGTTAAGTCCTTTAAAAGTTCGGTTTCCACGCTTTCAGATGTTTGGGTAGGCTCGACTATTGGTGTTATTGAATAATTACCACTAGGATTAACAACAAAAGCCCAGTCTTTAAAAATCATAGTCATTAACTCTTCTACAAAGCGCCTTTCTTTGTTGGTCATTTCAGAATAATACGCTTTTGATTGGCGTAAAAACTCGCCACTATCGCTAAAACCAGTTTCTGCTTTGTCACCTAATAGGATTGGTGGTATTTTAAACCTACGGCGTATCCTATCCGATACGCTTAACTCTGTTTTTTCTAGTGCTGCATCGGCATTCTTGCTGCTTAGGTCACTTATGTTTATATCTTCTTTGGCAATGCCATCTAATACCAGCAATTGACCGCTATTATCGCCGCCCTGAAACGTTGTTAGGGTGTTTGTTAAGTCCTCCCTGTCATCTTCGCCTAACGCTTGGGCTAAGGTTATTAGCGTTGTAGCCATAAACCCAGTAGTTAACATGCCATAATGACTCATTTTAATTTGAGCGTCACTAACGCAGGTTTCCAACTCGCTGTCAATAGGTGCATAACAGTAAGCGTTAGCGCCTGCTGTCGTTAAATACAATAATTGCCCTTTATAATTGTTAAAACCAACATTATCAATTTGCTCTAAGGCTTTTGTAGGATCGTATTGGTTGTACCATTCAATGTCCGCCTTTTTGATTTGACGGCTTTTAAGCCTATCCCAGTTATCATACACGGCAAATTGCCCAGTATGGTCACCTATGCCTATCCGTACCTCATCAAATTCTACAGAGTAAAGCTCTACAGGTTCGCCAAATGGATTATATTTAACAAGCAAAGAAACACCGCCGTACTTAGCTTTTTGCGCTGAAACTTTGCGCAGTATCTCGTCCATTGTTTCACCGTCATTATTTATAACAGCTTGGTAAAACGTAGGGTCTGTAAATCCGTTACCTTCAATGTAGTCGGCTAACGTTTCTATACAGGACAATGCACGCCCAGAACTTTGTACAATGGTTTTTACTGATTGCGGGTAAAGGTTATCTGCACCATAGCCTAAAATGTCGTATTGCTTGACATTCTCTACATGTATTCGTTGTGTTAAATCCGCATGTAGTAGGCTCATTAGTCATTTTTTACATCGCTCAATTTAATTAAGCCGTTTTTGCCAGTACCCGTTACTGTGCTTAAATCAATACCGTTAGCGTCCGCATATTTAATTGCAGCTTTTGAGGCGTTAATAGGCTCATCTTCCGTCGGCGGTTCGTTAACGTCAAACTTAGTAATCAAAGACGGGTACTTTTCTATTAACGCCTCAACTTTAGCATCGGTTATATTGTCGTTAGTTAGCGGGTTCATATTGAAACCTCTAACTATTTTTACGCCGTTCTTTAGTCTGTATTTACTCATAACATTATTGTTTACAGGTAAATTTACGGAATATTTTCGTTGATACCTATTCCAAGCGTCTTTTAAAGCACCTGGACACCCGCCGCAAATATCCTCACCAAATACATTTTTATACGATTCAACAAACCCCGCTATAAGGACGGGGTCTGCTTTGAATTGTTCGTATGTTAACGCTGTATAGTTCATTAAGCTACGGTAGCAGTAACAAGGCTATTTAACAACGTTAAGGTAGTATCGTAGTCGGTATCTAACAAACTAAACGGTAAACGTGGCTCTGTGGCTGTTTCCTCGCTTGCAAGTGTAAAACTATAACCACCTAGTGTATCGGTGTCGTTTACAACTCTACCACCTTCAGAGGCTCTTAAACCGCTATTATATCCGTATATCTCAAACGTAACATCATTACCAGCACCTTTAAAGTTGTTTTGAACCACAATAACAAACTTACCTTTAGTCAACTTTTCAAGTTCTGCCTTCACAGGGTTGCTATTGTCGAATACTTTAAATATTACTGAATGAATGTATGTAGTACCGTAAGTACCCACCGATAACTCACTAGATGGCTCAACGCTTGAGTTTAAACCCTCGATATAAATACCAGTTTCACCGCTTGCTAGTACCACATCAGTAATTAAATTACTATCCGTACCGTCTACTGTTTTCGCTGCATTATCCCAAACGTTCTTAGGGAACACCCAAATTTTGGCATCTGCACCAGGCACCATAGGGTTATCGCAATCATTCGTAATTGACTTTGTTAAGTCGTAACAATTAGGCATAATTCAATAGTTTAATAAGCTGCTACTAATTCGTTATCTAGGTATACTTTTGCATCGAACAAAAAGAATACATCTATAAACGCTTTTTTCTGGTATCTGTCGTAGAAAGTAGTCATTTCAGTTAGGTTACTTTCTGTTTCCGTACCGATTGGAATGTTATCAGGTCTAGTTAACAAAGCTCTGTGCGGCTTATCTTTAACACCTCCTACATTCATATCGTTATCAATAGTCACATCCCAGTTAGGCATAGTTACTAAAGGGATACCGCTAAAGGCTAAACCATCTTGGGTACGCTGTATAAGTTCAAATGAACTGTTAACCGCTTGGCTTCTCAAGTAGCTTTCAAAGGCTCTTACAACTGAATCGGTAACATAGAATTTCAATTGTGAACGGTCAGCCATTAAACGAATGCTAGCAGCGTTATACATTGCATCTAACATATCGTAAGCAGCTTGGGCGCTTAACGCTTGGCCGCTTGCGTTGTTTGCAGGTACTTCTACATATGTATCGGTATTTGCAGCGTTAATAGCAAAAATCTGCTTCCACAATCCATCAAACTGGTTGTAAAAAGGAACTTTAGCAGCCGAGTTAATAACACCAGCTGGGCTTGCTGTATTTGCAGCTGCATCGGTATCGTCAAACCATGCTACACGGTGTAGTTCTTGTTGGTGGTTTTCGCCAATATAATCAGCCAACCAACCCCAAAACTGCGCTTGTGTAAGGTCTAACTTATTGTAACCTTGTGCCTTCATATAGCTAAAAAACTTATTGAAGTCACTAGAACAAAAAGAAAGTCTATAGCCTAATTCAGTTGGTGTCCAAACTTTACGGGCTACTGTTGGCATGGTTACATCTGTAGTAGTTGTAACACATTCAGTACCGTCACCTAGCATTAAAAACCCTCTGTCAAATACTGGTATTTCTTTCTCAACAGAAATGCCGTCAATAACACGGTGGTTACTGGTTAACTCTGGGTTAGTAAATGGTGTTGCTAAAACCGCATCCCGAATATCTTGTATCTGGTCGCGGGGCGTGTCAAAAATTGATAATGTAAAGTCTGCCATTATTAGTTAGTTTTATTTTTTATCTCTTGAAATTCTTTGA